TCACATTTCTTGCGATTTTGTGAGATTGAGAATGCTCCCGAAATGATTTTTAATCTTTTGGGCAGCATTCTTTTTCATTTTATCTGTGACATGTGTATAGATGTTCATCGTCGTTTTCATATCGTCATGACCGACTCGTTTCATGATTGTATTGATATCCACTTCTGCCTCTGCCAGCATACTAATATGGGTGTGCCGGAAGATGTGAGGAGTAGCTTCCTTCTTGATTGACGTTTTCTTTAATAAGCGTTTCATTCGAACGATGATATTTTTCTGGATGAAGGGATAACCATTCTCTCGACAGAAAACAAAATTTGCATCATGATAATCTTCATACTTTTTTCTGTTGGCCAGTTTTATTTGCGACTGTTTGGCCTTGTGTGTTCTTAGCATTTTTATGATGCTATCATCAATATCGAACGTTCTAATTGATCCAGGTGTCTTAGGCGGAGTCAATTCATACTTCTTCATGTTATTGTCTGGATTATATAAAGTCTTGGTAATCCGGATTTCATTTGTGTCGAAGTTAATATCGGTCCATTTTAATGCACAGATCTCACCGGAACGCATTCCCGAAAAAGCCAAAAGGTAAAACCATTCTAAGTCATTAGGAAGGCCATGTTCTTTCGCGGCTTCCAGAAACTCGAAAAGTTCTTCTCTTTCTAAATATTTGTCCTCAATTGTTTGATTTTCGATATCCTCAACCGTTAATTTCTTTACAGGAATCACGGCCCCGATGCAAGGGTTGTCTTTTCTCATCTTTTCCTTAATTGCATATTTAAAAATCATGTTCGCTGTAACATGGACACCTTCAATTGTTGTCTTGGCATATTCTTTTTCATCCAAGTCGTTTAAAATTTTTTGATGCATGCGAGAAGTGACTTTATCAATATTCACTTTTGCAATGTATCTTAGCAAGATCTTGATTTCTTTTTCCCTTACCCGGACTGTACTTGCTTTAACTTTTCCTTTGGCGTATGTGCTGAGCCATTCCCATGCAACTGCTTCGAACGGTAGATTCCGGATCTTCTTCTCATCGATACCATCTTCACTTAGCTTCTTAATAGCTTTTTCTACAAGGTCAAGTGCTTCTGATTTGCTATCTGCCCGGCGGGAAATTTGCTTTCTTTTTCCCGTAACAGGATCTGGAGGACCATCGGCGACACACATCCACTTGTAGCCTTTTTTATTCTTTGCTGTGATTTTTCTAAAGTAGGGCATATACTTTTCACTCCTTACTTGATTATGAGTAACGAAAAGGGGATTCTACTGGTAAAGCAGAAACGACTTCATATTGATTACGGTAAAGTTTTAAACAATCTATTTTTAGGTGGTAATAAAATGACCTTTGTTTGGAACGTATGTTCTTTTTGTGGGTGAAAGAAAAGCCCTAGAAGGGCGATTTCATTGTTAATTATTTTAAATCTTTGGCAGCTGTATAAGTGAATTCGATTCTTTGCTCTTCGCCTAATCTAGTACCATCTACTGCACCATCAACAACCTTATAAGGCGGTTCGAATATCAGGGTTATATCTTTAGGAGTAGATTTTCCGTCTTTTAAAACAAACAGGGAGTACCCTTGTTCTTTTACTTTTCCTTGATAAGTGGTAACTGCTGCATTTTCAGAGGCAAGTCCTGTTTTTGCTGATATTTGTTCCTTAGTATCAGTAACAGCAGTAATTCCGCCGACATAGTCAACATCAAAATCAGTGGTGTTCTCTGCTTCTACTGTTAGCATGATAGCTCGTGCTGTGTCACTTTCTTGAAAGAGGTCTGGGTCAGAACTATATTCATTTGGTGTAATATCAACAAGCGTAGGAATAACCTTCATAGTGAAACCTTCAAAATCGATAACGAAAGAGGCATCTTTTTCAGAACTTTTTTCATTGCGATAAAGACCCAATATTTCAAAATCGCCAACCTCATTAGAGAACTTAGTGTCTTCTGTATCTTCTTTTTTCTGGTAGTCTTGTTTGTGTGCAGCATCATTATTTTTTTCTTTTTCGGCTGAGTTCGTTTCTTGTTTAGGTGAGGAGGTCTCTTCTCCACATCCGCCTAAAATTAAACCAAATGATAATAATGCACTCCCAAGTATCCAGTTCTTTTTCATAGTTGTTTTTCCCCCTTTGAAATTACTGCATCATACATATTGAGAAAAATATCCCAACACATCCCTAAAATAAAAAGACATGATTATTCATATCTTGTGTAACTTCGTAATTTATTGCCGAATGCCAAGAAGCCATCTATCCGCCTATTAAACAGCAACTCTAGCCGATAATGAGCAAACTCTTCTGTTACTAAGAAGTGGTCGGCTATATCAGATACTAAAACAGCTTCATCAGCTGCTGAATGGATAACTTCCGTCAAAAAGTTATGTGGCATGAGGAGGTAAGCACTCATCTTTTTTGCTTGGCTTTCCTCCTTGCTAAGCACCAATTGTGGTGCGGTAAGTTGAATGCTGAAATGCGCATGCAGATGACAGAACTCTTCGGCCAAAAGCAACTTGCGCTCAATCGAGGGGATCTTGGGTCTTAAATGAATAACACCGCGTTTACGTTTCCCATCTTTTTTAGGTTTAGAGAGCGCCTTTAATCCTTCTGCTTCTTCATAGTCATCCATGTCATCCATAAAATCTGGATGAAGCGGTTTGATGATAATTCCATACTTCCAACAAATTTCCTCGATGTCGATTTCATCTGGTGAACGATAATGAAATCGAGAAAGCACCTGTTTTGCTCTTTCTTCCCAGGTGTCACTGATCAGTAAAAATTCACTAAGCCGCATTTAAAACACTTCCTAACACACCGATTCTTATCTATGTAATATCGATTTCTATACAAAAAAATCGACTGGAATTTATGGATTTTACGTTTTGAATAGGTGTCGTTTAGCGAACCAGAACCCAGAACGATAACAGAACAGCTTAAAGCCAGTAATATCAACGGTTTTAAGCATGTTATCAAAAGAACTAAGAACGGAACACAGAACGTTAACAGAACGAAGTCCGAACAATAATAAGAATTAAAGAATTAAAGAAATAGCAGTAGTAGCATTTCAGTCTTCAAATTCTCCAAATCCATCACCGTATTCTTCATCGTCATCGTCTTCTTCGAAAAGTATCTTTTTCATTTTGTATAGCTTAATGAGCTGTTTGACTTTTTTCTCTGGATCAGTAGCAAGGTCATGGAACATAGCTTGATGTTTGATCAACTCTTTAAATACACGAAGTTCATCTGGCGAAAGAGAAACGGATTGTCCAGCTACTGTTATGGTGCTTTTTGTTTCAGGATTATCTGTCCTTCCTAAAAGATAGTCGACAGATACTTCAAAGAAGTCTGCAAAAGCATTGATTAATTCTAAGTCAGGTTTGCGATTTCCATTTTCATAACCGGAAATTGTAGATTCCGCAAGAGAGAACTTTGCACCTAACTCTTTCATAGTCATTTTTTTCTTTTTTCTTAATTCCCTTAAACGAGCACCAAACATATTAAGGTCCTCCTAAATATCTATTACATGTAATTATACTTTGCAAAACGCGAAAATTAAATGATTTAAGAAAAACTTTGCAAAACGCATTGACACTTTGCGAATTGCATTGTAATATGTAATCAAGCAACGCGAAATGCAAAGTAAGAAAGGGTGATAATATGAGTTTGCCAAAGAAAGCACGTATTTCTGCAGGATTTAGCTTAGAATCTGCGGCTAAAGAATTAAAGATATCTGCTGGATATTTATCTCAAATTGAAAACGGCCAAAGACAGATCAGCTCAGAACGCGCAGATGAGATTGCTAAGTTGTACAAAAGAGACAAAGAAGAAATTTTTTTGCCTAGTCGCTATTCAATTCGCGAAGTTTTAGAGAAAACGTCATAATTATGAGCATTTAAGGAGTGATCACATGGCCGCTATCAAGAGAAAGAAAAGAAGACCAAAAACCTCTAGCCAGGAACTATGCAATGTCAAAAGCGCGAAACTTGATCGTCTCATTGCAGAGCGGAAGAAAAGAAAATTAAGCCAGTCTGACATAGCTAGTATATTAGGTGTTTCAATAGCAACAATTTCTCATTTGGAGAACGGGAGACAGAAACCAAGCCTCGAACTTGCTCTTGGATTGCAACAATTATTTAATTTACCTTACGAAACATTGTTTCCTGACTACTGAAAAAATGGGTCTTGATTCAATATTAATAATTTTTTTCCAGTTCATATTCGTGTAACGGAAGACTACGGAAAATAATGGATAGTTTGTTGAGATATTACTTTAATAATTCACGCAAAACGGAACTTGACGGAAGTTGGTGAAACCAAAATTGGAAAATCAAAAATTTTTATAATTAGTGATAGGGGGCGATAAACATGAATCAATTGCAAACTTTTAATCATTCAATGTTCGGTGAACTGCCAGTAATGACTATCAATGGTGTTGAATGGTTTGGTGCTACCGAAGCAGCAAAAGCATTAAGTTTCAGTAATCCTTACACTGCGATATCAAATCATGTTGATGAAGATGACCTAACGGACCAGGAGGTCATAGACAGACTAGGGAGAAAACAATGTAAAAAATTTGTTAACGAATCTGGTCTATATAGTTTGATTTTCGGTGCTGCTAGACAAGGTAATAACTTGAAAATTAAAGAAGAAGCCAAACAATTTAAACGTTGGGTCACATCAGAAGTCTTGCCGTCTATTCGTAAAAATGGCGGATATATCATGACAGATGAACATGACGATGATGCCTCTATTATGGCAAAGGCCTTGTTAGTAGCTCATAAAACGATTGAGCGAAACCGACGCGAAAAGTTAATGCTGGAAGAACAAATTAAACAGGATCAACCTTACACGAACTTCGGGAAAATTGTTTCAAACTCAAACGGCGCAATCAGTGTTGGCGCTTTTGCCAAAATGCTATATGACCAACATGGATTGAAAATCGGCCGCAACAAAATGTTTGATTGGTTACGCGATAATGGCTACTTAATGAAGGGTGGCCGAGAGCATAACAATCCTAAGCAAATTTATATTCAGCAAGGTTGGTTTGAAGTAAAACCAACGATTGTCAGTCGAACAGAAGGCGATGTTGAAAGATTGACCACTTTAATTACTGGTAAGGGACAAGTCAAGCTTGCTGAACTACTTCTAAAACAAAGAAAGGTGGTTTCGTAATGTCCACCATGCAATATGATGAACAATTTGTTGAAATGTTAGCTGCCAAAATCGCTGACCGGGCAACAGAAATAATGACTGACCGTATCAATTCAAGGAATACAGATTTGCCTCATATCCTCACTAGGGAAGAAACAATGGATGTATTGCGTTGTGGAAAGTCTACATTAGCGGAACTTATGAGGCGTCCTGATTTTCCTGTAACAAAGGAATTCGGAACTAAGATTCCCACTCACCTGCTATTCAAATGGATCGAGAAAAATACACGTTGGGTGGATGAAAACACCGATTATTTCAAAGCTATTTAACTTTAGTGTAAACCGATTTGACTATAGTCAACGGTAAAGAAGGGGAGTGTCAGACATGAAGAAAGGTAATCTTGGCAAGCCGTTCAAGCTTGCCAGAGGAAAGTATACGCAGCAACAGCTGGCTTTGGAGTTTGGAACCTCCAGAGAAGCAATTTCAGCCTATGAAACAGGGCGTGCGAAAGTTCCAGCTGATATTTCAAGAAAAATGACAAGAACATCAGATAGTCCCTGGTATGTCATGGACCTTCGCTATCAATACACAGGAACGGGCCCGCTTCGCTTAAACGGAGAGAGAGCTGACCTTCATAGATCCAGCGTCAAAGACGTATTGCTAGAGGAGCTGGACGAAGCCAAAGAAGCTGTCTCAGGCGTCAAGATGGCAAACAAATTGAAATTCTTATCTGCTTGGGAAAAGAGCAACTTAACCGAGGCGCTTGTCCAATTGGTGGACGTTATCACAGGCATCGAGCACTTCATGGGAGTTGTGTGTGAAGAAGCTGAAATTAGCTATACAGATGTCTGGCAGAAGCACTACAAAAAATTAATATCAAGGGGCTATGTTGATCCAGCTAGCCTAACAACTGAATAGGGGGAAACGAAAGTGGAACATCACGCTATCGAGGAACGTAAATGCGCACACACTTGCCTGTATCGCATGGAAGAGTGCTTAGTGGAAGGCAACTTGGATGAAGCGGAACGTACAGCATTTGATTTTCTTAAGTCAATCAGAGAATTGAAAAAGCTGCAAAAAGCAAAGGAAAATCGGGAGCAGGGCGTTTTGGTTGAACGAGTAGCGAAAATTGGATAGGAGGATGAACCGTGCAAACAGATATATTGATCGGATTAGCGATTTTCACAGCATTCGTTGGAGGATATTACTGGTGCCTGGCAACAGAAGAAACCAAAAGAGATCAAAAATAAAAGCGGCAAGCTTGGGGAGCTCACCGCAAAAATGTCGAATTCAAAAATATTATAACACAGTTTACCTACTTAGAAAAGATGGGCACGTTTGGTGCTCATCGAGCTGACCAGGAGGGCCTCCTATCTACCTTCATCCCTTCATTTTCCTCCTGGTCGGCTCGATGGACATCATCCGTCAGAAAGAAGGTGAGAAGAATGAAAATAAAAGATTCGTTAAAAGATATGAAATTCCATAAGTGCCTAAACTGTGGCAAAGACATGCATATCAAACAAGCTATTTATTGTGCTCAATGTGGAGAGAAATTAATCTCTGAAAAAAATATTCATTAAAAAGGAAGGTCATCTTCGTCATTAAGAGTTCTAACGGGTTCGGGGTCAATAATTTCTACCCTCGGATATTGTACGTTAATTAGACTCTTTATATTGAATAAGGATTCAGAGCCGCATTTTGGACAAAAAGCGTCTTCTGGATTTAAAACGTAGAAGTCATCTTCAATATCATGCTCGACAGGATCGCCAGCATAACCGCTATTAAATTTAGTAGTACCAGTACATTCATTTCTAATCGGAAATCCACATTGAGTACAAAAAAGATGATCTTCGGTTAAATCGGTAATGGGATTTTCACAATTTAGACAGTTCTTTAAGAATTTATTCTCATGTGTAGGAATTTTCATGAGAGTCACTCCTTTCCTGTGTTGTATTCGACAGGAAAACCCAAAATCCTTTGAAAGGAGGAATAGGAATGGACCATCCACAAATTGAACGTGTGATGCTAACAGGTTATCCCAATATGGTAAGTCAGCCAGAGCATTGCGGCATTGATGCTATGGGCGATGAAATCTTAGTTGGGGATGACGTTATTGAGCTTAATGGCGAGATCATCTTGAAAAGCAACTTGGAGGATTACCTAACTGAATATTGCGGAGCGGAGTTTAAAACGGCGGAATGAAAAAGACCCCTGTTAGCAGCAGGAGTCAGAGTCTTTAACAAATTAAATTTATTTTATTGTACCGAATTTTGAAAACTGAATCAAGAGGAGGGCTTATATGCAAGCGCAAGTCTTAACACTAACCAGTGATATGAACAGAGAACAGTGGTTGGAAGCTCGTAAAGCAGGAATCGGCGGATCAGATGCCGCAGCCATTGCTGGATTGAATAAATGGAAGTCTCCAGTTGCTGTGTATCTCGATAAAACGGGACAGGCTCCAGATGAAAATGAAGCTGGTGAAGCGGCTTACTTCGGCAATGTGTTGGAGGAAGTAGTAGCGCAGGAATTTTCTAAACGAACTGGTTTAAAGGTTCGCAAGCGAAATGCGATTCTTAAGCATCCAGAGCACCCATTTATGCTTGCTAATGTGGATCGGCTGATAACTGGAGTAAAAGAAGGGTTGGAATGCAAAACAGCTTCCGAGTACCTGAAAGCGGAATGGGAAGGCGAAGAGGTTCCGGCTTCCTACTTGCTTCAATGCCAGCACTATATGGCAGTGACCGGCTATCAAGCTTGGTGGATTGCGGTGCTGATCGGCGGCAATAAGTTTGTTTATAAAAAGATCGAACGGGATGAAGAGCTGATTCAGTATCTGATCGATATCGAAACAAACTTCTGGAAAAACCATGTGGAAGCCAATAATCCGCCAATGTTTGACGGTTCAGATACCTCTAGCGAGTTGTTAAAGGCGCTTTATCCAGAATCAGTCCCGTTGACTGAAACGGAGCTGCCAAACGAAGCTAGCAAGCTGCTAGAAGCGCTTGATCAAGTGTCCGTGGAATTGAAGGAACTCGAAACACAAAAGAAAGAGTATGAAAACCAAGTGAAGGCGCTGATGGGCGAAAACGAAAAGGCCTTTGCTGGAGAACGAGTGGTCACTTGGAAAACAGTCAGTTCTAATCGTTTTGATAGCAAAAAGTTCGCTCAAGATCATCCAGATCTTTATAACCAATACGTCAAACAATCTAACTATCGCCGGTTCGCGGTGAAATAGGAGGCAAACGATGGCTACAAACAAAGATATTAAAAATCAATTAGCAAACAAGGCGAATGGAGGAAACAATGCTCCTGCTTCGCCAGCCAATACAATTGCAGCTTACTTGAAAAAGATGGGGCCAGAAATTGAAAAAGCATTGCCGTCACACATGAACCCAGATCGCATGGCAAGAATTGCGCTCACAACAATACGCTCTAATCCGAAATTGCTTGAAGCATCCATTCCTAGTTTGCTCGGGGCAGTCATGCAGGCTGCTCAGTTAGGGCTTGAGCCAGGGCTTGTAGGGCATTGCTATTTAATTCCTTTCAGAAACGGAAAAACAGGGCAGACAGACGTTCAATTTATTATCGGCTACAAAGGCATGATCGATCTGGCCCGCCGATCTGGACAGATTGAAAATATCTATTCCCATGCGGTGTTTGAAAATGATGATTTTGAATATGAACTTGGCCTTCATCCTAAGCTGGTACATAAGCCGGCCACAGGAGAACGTGGCAGCATGACTCATGTATATGCAGTCGCCCACTTTAAAGACGGTGGTTATCAATTTGAAGTCATGGATATACAGGAGATCGAAAAACGGCGCGGCCGGTCAAAGTCGAAAAATAACGGTCCTTGGGTCACTGACTTTGAAGAAATGGCTAAGAAAACAGTGATCCGGCACATGTGGAAGTACCTGCCGATCTCCATTGAAGTTCAGCAGCAGGCTGTCCAAGACGAAGTGGTCAGAAAAGATATAACGGCCGAACCGGAGTACATCGATATGGAAGCGCCAGTGATCGAAACACCGAAAGACGAAGCAACTGCTGAAGCAGAAGGCGATAAAGAAGAATTACAGAAAGACTTTGGATTTGAAAGCTGATGATTAACATGAAAACTTCTGTTGTCCTCCCGCAGCGATTGTGGGAGGAAGCAAGGGATCAGGAGCAACTGAAACTATTAATCTTGCAGTATCTGAAAGTGTGTTATCCCAAATATCAAATTAAAAAAGTGGAGAATGGCTTTGCCATTTGTGAAAGGAGGGAGTAAAGGTGCAAGGCTGGATTAAGCTTCATAGAAAAATTCTTGAAAATGACCTATGGAATGATGTTTCTACATTTCGATTGTTTACCCTGCTTCTTCTAAAGGCGGCCTATAAAGATGGCGTGAAAGTGAATGGGCATGAGTTGAAGCAAGGGCAGTATATCCGGTCATATCGTTTACTGGCTCAAGACCTTTCTTACAAGGAAGGCAGGGGAATAAAGCAGTATTCAACAAGCACCATCAAGCGGTGTTCCGCGAAATTGATTGAAAGAGGAATGATCACTGTAGACGAAACGGAACTAGGAACACTCTTTACTATCTTGAATTATGCGTCCTATCAGGATTCGCAAGACTTTGAAGAGGAAACACAGAACGGAAGTAAGAACGAAGTCGAAATGAACCAGAAACGAAGCCAGAACAATAACAAGAATGCAATAAATAAAGAAATACCAGCAGAAGCTGCCAGCACAGCACTTTTTTCTCCGCCGGTTCAACCACAGGATATGCAAGCGCGGATTAAACAAATCACCAACTGCTTTATTGCTGTACGGAATAACGGTTTTTTCTTAAAGCCAGAGGAACAGAATGCAATAGAGCGTGTAGCTGAACTAGATGTACCTATCGAGAAGCTGCAGAGCTGGATTAAAGACATTGTGGAGACCCATAATCAAAAGAATCCTTATAACAAAGTGAAAAGTTTCCGCTATTGTGAGCCAATCATCGCGGAACGTCTCCGTGAAGAGAAGAGCGGCAATGTTGTCCAGTTTGGCAGTAAATCTAAAAAGCGAGAAGAAACTTTGGAAGAACGTTTTGCCCGTCTCGAACGGGAAGGAAAGTTGAACTTTGGAGGCGATTAAGTGGACAAGCAGCAGGTTTTTCAGATACTGCAGACGATCAATGCGGCCTATGCCCGCTTTGAAGTCACTGACGAACGATTGATTTTGTGGTCTGAAATGCTTCAAGGCATGGATTACAGCAAAGTGAATGCTCGGCTTAAGCAGCACATCAAAGAAAATAGGTTCCCGCCATCCATATCAGAAATATCCGTCTATGAGCAACCAGCGAATAATCATCTGGAAAAGGTAAAGCAATGGGAACGTGAAGGAGCGGCTCGGATTGAAAGAGACAAAAACAGACCAAAACCAACTAATCCATATAGATAGCGATCCGTACCAGGCAGCAGAAGTTGAAAACACAGTGTTAGGTTCCATTTTTTTAGAGCCTGATCTTGCTTATGAAACTAACTTGACGGTTGAGCATTTTTCAAGGGCAGCGAATCGGATCATCTTTGGGGCTATTCAAAAACTGGCAGAACAAAACGTACCAGTGGATGTAATGACAGTTACGCAGAAGCTGCTTGAAAACGAGCAGATTGAAAATGTAGGAGGCGTTAGTTACTTAACCGAGTTAGCAGAATCGGTACCGACAACAGCCAATTTCCCTTACTACCAAGCCATGTTGATTGAACAGTACAAAAAGCGTTTGATGACTCGGGCTGCTTCTGATTATCTGGCGAACCCAACAGAAGAAACAGCTGAAAAAATGTATAGCACTTTCATCGAAGCGCAGGAGATGGGGCAGAAGCCGAGCCAGTCAAAGATTGAAGTGTTAGGAGAAATCTTTGACGAGATATATGAGGATGCTGGCGAGTTGACGGGTATATCAAGCGGGCTGATGGAATTAGACCGAATGACAGGCGGATGGCAAAGCAGTGATTTAATCGTCATTGCTGGCCGGCCTTCAATGGGAAAGACCGCTTACGCTTTGGGTTTAGCGAAGGCTTGCTGTGAACAGGGTGGCGTAGCAGATATCTTTTCTCTTGAAATGCCACAGAAACAGTTAATCAAGCGGTTTTTATCCAGCATCGGAAACATTGAAGGCTCCAAATGGCGGAACTCTTTCAAGCTATTCACAGAGCAGGATAAGAAAAGAGCTCAGTATGCGATGGATATCTACAACAAATGGGCCATTAACATTCATGATAACCCACGTCAGACCGTGGCGGATATACGGGCAGCTGTACGGAAAACAAAGCGGGAGCATCCAGGAAGAAAGCACATTGTTGTCATTGATTATCTGCAGCTCATTACACCGATCGGCAAGTTTGAACGTCATGATTTGGCTGTCGGCCATATCACAAGAGAGCTCAAGCAAATGGCGCGGCAGTTTGATGTACCAGTGATGTTACTCAGCCAGTTAAGCCGTGCGGTTGAGCAACGGCAGGACAAACGACCAATGATGTCCGATCTTAGGGACTCTGGTTCTATTGAGCAGGATGCTGATATCGTATCGTTCTTATACCGGGATGATTACTACAACAGCGAAAGCGAAGCAAAAAATATAGTGGAAGTCATTCTAGCTAAGCAGCGTAATGGTCCAGTAGGAACAGTCCAACTGGCGTTCGTTAAAGAATATTCTCAGTTTCTAAATTTAGAGAGGAGATTTGATGGATGAATGAAACAGTATTTGGCCGCATGAGGTTTTATCACGAAGCTACTGGACGAGTGATGCAAGGTCCAGTTTTCATTCGAGAGATTGCTATGAAGTTCACTCAGGATGAAGTGATTGAGGGGCTGCTCCTCTTCAATGATTATCTAGATCAACAGCGAAAGGATGCGAGCTGATGAATTTAACTAAATTGTTTGATATGCAACGTGTACTTGACGAACGGATTATGGATAAACACCCGGAGTTGAAAGGCCAGAACAATCTTGATTGGAAAATCCTTGCCTTGCAAGTGGAGATCGGGGAATGTGCGAATGAATGGCGCGGGTTTAAGAAGTGGAGTAAGGATCAGGAGCCGAGAACAGCAGTTATTTGTGAATCTTGTCGAGGTAGTGGCGGTTACTACAATACATTTAAAAACATGAAAGAAAAGAAAAATAAGGTTGTTTGCAAACACTGTAATGGTTGGGGGATTGTCAAAGGTGCGAACCCACTCCTAGAAGAATACGTGGACTGCCTGCATTTTATCTTGTCGATTGGGTTGGAGTTGAAAGCAGAAAAACTCGTTGTATGGAGTGTCCAAGAGTCTGAAAGCATTATTGATATGTTCAATAGAGTGTTTATGCAAATATCTGTAATTCAATCGTGTATAGAATCACGAGCAACAATAATACAAACCCATTACTCAATTCTTGTGGATTTGTTTGTTGAATTAGGTGAAATGCTCGGCTTCACATGGGAGCAGATCGAAGAAGCATATATGAGCAAAAACGCAGTCAATCACCAACGTCAGGAGAGTGGCTACTGATGCAAAAAGGTTGGAAAGCACAGCAGCAGAAAACGCTCAAAAAGCTTGTCTACGCGTTGAATGAAAAGAAGCTTAGTCAAAACATTCAAGCGCATGAAAAACGCGGCTGGCGCCTTGCCAGTGAAGTAAAAGAGCATGGTTATGGGGTAGGGTGCTTGATGGAGTTTCCGCCGCCGGAGAGAAAGGTGATATAAATGGTTAGTAAGTCAAAGTACGGTGCAAAGAAAGTGGAAATTGACGGCATCACTTTCGATAGCAAAGCAGAAGCAAAATATTATCAGCAGTTGAAGTGGCTGCAGGCAAACAACCAAATTCTATTCTTCCGGATCCAACCGCGCTACTTGCTGCAAGAGGCGTTTAAAAAGAACGGTGTCGCTCATCGGAAGATCGAATATGTAGCTGATTTTGAGGTCCACAAAAAGGATGGAAGCATTGAAGTAGTAGACATCAAGGGAGTAGAAACAGAAGCATTTAAGATCAAACGAAAGTTGTTTGAGTTTAAATACCCCCATGCATTGAGCCTGCTTGCATATAGCCAGGATCATAAGAGCTTTTTACCAACGAAAGAGTATCAGGCTTATGTGCGGAAGAAAAAGAAACTGAGAGGAGCAAGCAGACATGCTGCAAGGAAAGTGCGTTGATCCAGAGCTCGCTGGCTCTTTTCCTGAAACTGTATATCTTTTTCCGAATGGGGCGGCACATTACTATGTTTCTCGTTTCCCGAATGAAGCTGCTCACATGGGATGTTTTCAGAAAGAGAAATTCGAATTGATCTATGACTGGCCTCCTGAACCGCCGGCCATCATTCCAAAGTTAAAACATGAGCAAGTCTATAAGGCTAAATTGATTTGGTCAACCAAGTGGTATAAAAAAGCCGGAAGAGAGTGGAAGCATTACTATGTGATTGCAAAAGATCATCAAAAGAACTTCACCTTTTTTGAAGATGAACAGTTAACCAAATTGTGCGGTTGTTTTCCAGCTCATTGGTTTACGGACTATCAACCAGTTGAACCAGCCCCTATGGAGGAGTCCTTTGAAATGGAGCTTATTGAAGAAGAACCGGCTAATTTTGAGCAGATGTCATTGTTTTAAGAAGTCATTCATATAAAACCGAAACTATCGAATAAAAAGGGGTGTTAAGTTTTGAAGGAGATCGAAATTGAGGTGTCTGGACAAGCTGAAGAGTTTTATTTGTCCACTACAAAAGGGTGGGTCAAAGTAGCAGGTCATTCAATTGCTGTTGGTGGTTTCAAATTTAGTGCTGTTCCGATCAGTGGTTTTATTCTGGTTTCAGAAGTTGAATCGGGGGCAAAACTTTTCCGCGTACCTGTTTCCGAAGCGATTGAAAGCTATGAAGAAACAATGCTTTTTTTAGAACTGAATGTAGCTGTTCAGATTGTTGCAGTAATTGAAAGAATAGGTCAGGAAAAGATGAAGAACGAGATTAATCGTTTGAAAGCATATTCGCTAAAAAAATTTGGCCAGAAGCCTTTTACCACAACAATAGATATCGAAAATCCTAATCAATATTTGCATTAATCAATAGTAAATTGCTAGATAGGAAGTGTGCAAGATGATTGAATACCGCTGCATCGTTCCCACGAAGGTATGTCCCCAGTGTGGTTTCTTGATGGAAGCTGTTGAGGAGTAGGAAACACAAAATGCGCAAAGAACATGAGATATTGAATTGGATAAAAAAAGCGTTAATCAGATTTACCGATCAACACCAAGCGTACTAAGGAAATGTGTTCGCAGATGGTGGCTCTTAACTGAGCATCTTTACATCTTTCTAATTCACTAAGTAAATGATCCAATTCCCTTAAGAAAACCTGACGTTCATTATCACTTACCATAGTGACACTCCTTTTCATAGCAAGAGAGCTATGAAAGGCAAGCTTATCAGTAGTACCATTATTTTACAAGTAACAAACCTTTAAACAGAAGAATAATTTTAAGAAGGTTGGCTGATTTATTTGTTTTGATTAGATATATCCACTGTACATTCTATTAAAAATGTGAAGGAGAAAGAGGAATGGCAACACATGATTTAAAAATATAGCCTGAATATTTTCAAGAGGTTCAAAAAGGTAATAAAAACTTTGAAATCAGGAAGAAAGATCGCAATTTCAAGGTAGGGGACACCATATTCTTATAGGAATTTGACCCGATTAAAAAGAGACTTACAGGCGAATTTTTGGAAGCGAAAATTACTTTTATAACTGATATTGAACAAAAGGAAAACTACGTGGTTTTTGGGATTAAATTATTTAATGCTACTACATAGTACGAGGAAGAAGAACAACCTGTCTCTGCAACTAAAATACAATTTTCTTGATATTTGGCAACCAGTGAGGAGGTATTTAAATGAGTAAATGCAAGGGTTGCGGTGCAGAAGTTCAATGGATCAAGACTCCTTCCGGAAAAGCAATGCCGCTTGATATGCAAAGACAAACAATTGTTACGTTAGAGGGACAGGTAGTGAGCGGATTTACTTCTCATTTTGCTACATGTCCAAATGATAATAACTTTAGAAAAGGAGCAAATTGATATGTATTTAGTTATTACCACACAGCCAATCACAGGTTATAAAGTCGGAAAGTACGAAACTTTAGATGAAGCAAAGGAAGTCATAAAAGGGTTGGTAGCAGCTGGTCAACGCAATGTAATGATTGCTCAAGAAATCCCGATGAAATTAAAGGTAGAAGTGGAGTTTTAAAAGAAAAAAGCCAGGCTTTCGCCCAGCCAATCAAGGTGTATGTCTTTGTATAGTCAGGTGGTATGAAAGGACCTTGATTACAGACAGTATATCCAAACGATATATATGATATACAAAAAAGACCAGGAAAAATCCCAGTCGTCGAATAAATCATACACTTGGAGGGAGATTGCCAAACTTTCTTTGATCATTATGTCCAATTACAGAAAAAACATACAAAAAAATCCAGAAAAACTCTTGGTTACGCAAGTGTCTTCGTACATTTCGTAGGAGGCACCATCCGGAAAAGTGTACGAAGACGTTAGAGGTTTGCCTAGCTTATTAATCCCTTTTATAGAGTAGATAGAACCGAACATTTACAGTTTATTCAAAAAATAAAAAAGTGTGCAAAAAGCCAGGAAAGCTCCCGGCCTTTCAACATATTAATTTAAACTCGACACTTAAATTATAACAGATCGGGGGCGTCTTGGTGAAAGAAGCAGCAATCAATTTAGAAAAAATGACGGCAGAAATCGATTTAATGGAGAATGCAGCCTATGTGATTATAGATGGACATTTGACGAAAGTGACGCCTAAACAATTCGGAGAAGACACAATCATCTGGAAGGATGGTAAGGTGCTTGATGTGATAAGAAGCCAGCGGGTTCGGATGTCTGGCCAGGATGTTATTTGATATGTGAAACAAAAAACAAAAAAGATAAGGATGATAAAAATGGGTTTAGATATCACTGCTTACAGAAAATTAAAAGTTGTTGAGGAGCCTAAATTCGATGAATACGGTGATTTAGTAGAGTGGGATACACAATGGAAACCAGGAGGAAGCATGGAGTGGTCAGAAGAACATTTCCCAGGACAAGGGGAAGGTGTTGATCCGCAAAAGGTTTATACATGGGAAGAAGCTTTCGGTTTTCGGGCAGGAAGCTATAGCGGTTACAATTGGTGGAGAGCAAAGCTTGAATTATTTGCAGAAGGTGAGGATTTTCGAGAACTAATAAATTTTGCCGATAATGAAGGCGTAATTGGTCCTGTTGTTTCTAAAAAGTTAGCGAAGGACTTTGAGAAAAACAAGGAAAAAGCACAGGAATTCTCAAAGACATTAGACGATGGTGAATGGTGGTTTGGACAATACAAAAGATGGCAAGAAGCTTTTGAAATGGCAGCAGATAATGGAGCTGTTGATTTTCATTAATCCGTATTGCATGAAAAATATAACAGTTTAATAGATAGCCTAACGGAAAAACCGAGGGCACCAAAACTTTAAGGCAGGTTGCATCTGCTTTATTGTTTGGTGTCCTCTTTTATTTTTTATAAGGGGGTTAAAGGGATATGAATTTAAGTATGAGGGATCAGCTCCAGCAATGGAAGCGGAAAAATAAGGTGGTTGAGGGGAGAAAAGCCAAGGCACCAAAGAAGCCGCGGAAGAGAAAAGAACAACCTGCCAGAAAGCCGGAGTCTTTGTCTGATAGCGATTTACGGTACTTGATGGGCGTTAATATGCAAACGTTGAAAAGAGGACGAGGAGGCGCGTTT